CCACTAATCTACAGCGTCTGAAAAGAACACACCAGCGCGGTTGTCGATAACCTTCTGGTCGTATGCCGTCCGGCCCTCGATGATGTCCACCATGCGCTCATCATCCCTGATTCGGCGTGTGACCATGCGGTCGCCGCCTGTGAAGGGACGCTGAACGAAAGTGTAGATAGCTGAAGGCTGGAACCGTCCAATGGACTTCGGCAGGTAGAGAAGAAGAGCGTCGTCATCGAACAGATCGGCCAGCGCCAGCGTTGCGCCCTCAAGGTTGGTCGCCTGCATGGACGCAGCGACGATAACCTTGTCCAGCCGAAGCAGCCGCTTCAGCAGGTCTTCGGAAACGTCGTTGCCTTGGTACTTAACACGCTCCACCAGCAACGGGTGGTCGATCAGAACATCCATGACGAACTCACCAAGAAGTAGGGTGTTAGCCGCCCTGCCGATCTTCGTCCTAACCGTTCGGCGGTCTTTGCGAAGATCAACGATGGGGTCGGAGAGACCGTAGTCGCTCCACTTGGTAAAGTCGGTTGTGCCAACGCGGTCAGTGGCCCACACGCCAGCCTTGAACTTGTTGATCGCAAAGTCAACTTCCTGACGAAGCTGAATCATCTCCGCGACCCACTTGGCTCCATCCGCGTCCAAATCGTAGGGCGCGTCTGTGTTCTGTCGCAGACGGTCAGGGATTTCCTTGGCGATAGCGTGCTCGATCACTGCGTACTTCAGAGTGTTGAGGGTGGTGAAGCCAGACCGAGGTGCCTTCTCACCAGGGGCGATAGGGCGTGCTACATCGCGGAACCAGAAATCCTGAACGTACTGAGGAATGATATCGGACTCCTTCTCCACGATGACAATCGGAGCCACCTGAGCCGCAACGTAATCGGGGTTGGTGTAACCGATTGAAATCTGTGTCAGGAGTTTGTCTACATGGACATCAACGATGTCCGGCTGAAACCCAGGCATATCAGATACCTCCTATAACCGTTTCCACTATCCTGCGAACTTGTAGTTGACAAGCATAACAGAGATGATCTCGCCGTCGTTGGTTGCAGCCTCAAGAGCGATTGCACCTACATGGTGAGTATCCGTGGTCGTCTTGATACCCTTACCGTTGGCATCCGAAGTTAGCTTGTCACCAGCGGCGATATCAGTGGTCGCATCCACCTGAAGCTTCGAGCCGCCTATAACCTTGACACTTGCGGCCTTACCTGCCGCATTCGGCTTGTTCTGAAGGACGCCTATAAGCGTATCGGTGGCAGCGGTAGCCTTGTCAACTGTATTGGCGGCTGATATCTTCATAAATCGAAACTGAAGTGCAGACAGATCGCCAGCGGCCTTGGCGCTAAACCCATCCCCCGAAAAAGACACTGCTCCAGCCATTTTATTCCTCCTTGTTCAACTCAGTTACGCGGCCCGCAAACTGGAGGGCCGATTGCGAACTTCCTCTTGGTACTGACCCCAGAGAATAGGATCGCTCTTGCCGACGTGCTCAATGGCCGCAGCCATGTCCTTGATACCGAACTCACTCTTGGCGACGATAGCCTGAGCCTTGCTCATCACGATGGCCTCAGCAGAGCCCGCCCCAGGCTGACCGGATGAGACGCGACCGAACAGCTCGCTCTTGGACACCTGCTCCTTCAGACCCTTCTGCTCTGTAATATAAGCCTCGAAGTCCTCCGGCGTCATGCTCTTCTTGAAGCCGACAAGCCGCTTGGCGACGATTTCGACATCACCAGGAAGGTCGGCGGCAAGGGCTCGCATCTCTGCCAGCTCCTTCTCGCCCTGAAGCTCCTCGGCAGTCTTCTCGACCACAGAGAGTCGCTCCTGTAGTGGCTGTTGGATGGCCTCCACCAGACCTGGGAAGGCGCTCTTGGCAAACGCGACCAGCTCGTCGCCGGACTTCTGACCGGAAGGCAGTTTGGTCTTGATGGATTTGGCGAACTCAGCCACCGGCTCAGGCACTCCGGCGATGTTGGTCAACGCCTCACCGATTGCGCGAAGAGCAGTTTTGGTAGGCTCGTCGGCCTTGTCGAAGTTGAACTCTGGGGGAGCCTTTTTCTTCGGCTTACCCTCCTCATCCAAATTCTCATCGTCCATCATGTGTTGAGCCTTGGCCTCGGCATCCTTTGCCTTCAGGAACATCGCGTAGCGTGCGTCCTCATCCAGCTTCTCGAACTCAGCCTTTAGCTCCTCTTCGGAAGCTGCCTTGACGCCAGCAGCACTTGCAGCAGCCATTAGTTTCCTCCTTGCTGTTTCCTTGGCAGCCGCAGAGATGTTCGTCTGCGGTAGCCTTGATAGCGCGTTCCGAACATGTGGCGCATCTACTTTACCACTTCCGTCCTTATAGGGAAGGTGTCTGAGACTTCTTGGGGTTGTTTTTCCTTCTCCATCTTTTGTTCCACCTGGCTCGATATAGGCGAACGAGCTATCTGGTAGGTCATTGATGAACGCCGCCGTCCACTCAGCCTCCTCAAACTCCTTTTTGACCATGATGAACTTTTCTTTTATAGCAGGAGCGACAGTAAGAGACAGCTCAATCTCGTCAATGTCCTGAAGCTCAACATCCATCAAACCTGCACCCGCGATTCAAGTGACACACAATTTTCTGATGTTGTCAAGACCTATTGGCCAACTTCCTTACGCTCGCCAGGAGGAGGTCGTCCAACCTTCTTTCGAGCGAAACCTCTAACGCTGGTTCCTACATATTCACCACTTTTTATCTTCTTCCACACTTTATCATTTTGAACCCACAAAACTGTTACCCATGTGCCCTCAGGGAGAGAACGCTGATTGCCCTGGTGGTCAACAAAGTCCCAGTCGTAGGGCAAAACGTAAGACTGCACAGGAAAGACACCTGGGATGGCCTTCTGATGCTCAGACCAAATCGGAACATCCTTGAGCAAGAAGTTGTGGGCGACTTTCATAATCGTCTCAGGCGTCTGCCAGTGGCCCTCACCGTCAACGGTGTTCGGGATCATATTTACTGACCAGACGAGATGTTGGTCTTCGCTTTTGGCCATGACGAAAAGCCGCTCATCGTCGTCAACAACGTTCTCTTCACTGAGCAACTTGTCAACGTGTATATCAGCAGAGTCTGGTTGGCTCTTTTCAACATGATTAAGGTCGAAGTTGGAGACCAAAATCTCAGGATCATCTCGCAATTTTCCAGTTGGGCCTAATGCCATCTGTCGGGGAACGGCTATCTTTGTAACCTGGAAGTCCTTTGGAATAACCTTAGCTATTTCACCTTCCAGTGATAGGATAAACTTGCCTTTGATGGTCTTCAGAACCTCAAGAAGTCTGTGGAGGTCTTTGCCTCCCCACTCATCGCTTGAGGCGCGACCGCCATGACCACCTTCATCCCATTTCCACTCCGTCGGGTACGGTGGGTCGAGGTAGAAAAACGTCTCTGGGCCATCGAACTTCTGAATGATGTCAACTGCGTCTCGGTTGGCGATGACAACACCCTTCAGCCGATCTCGTATCTGAGGTAGCCGAGACGCAACTTTCATCACCTTGCCCTCGTGACTGGCTGAAGGCTGCGTGTAGTTGCCGTAAGCAGAGCCTCGCATATACAGGAAGCGGTATAAACGGCCTGTCCTACCTGCTGCTGTACTCTTCTTCAATTGGTTGAAGCGGTCTTTGCTGATAGTCCAGTCCATCCGTTGTATCTTACGGACTTCACCATCATCAACAGTCTGTAGGTCTTTATACGTCTGAGCGATATCAACGTCCAGATCGTTCAAGACCTCACGCTCACTGGGGTCTTTGGCGAAGAAGACAGCGGCACCGCCTGCGTAGCATTCGACAAAGGTAGAGTGTTGCGGAATCATCGCCGCAATCTTCTTAGCAATAGCTCGCTTACCACCTGGACTACCAAACGCCTGCTGTGTAGATTTAGAGAAAGGCGCAAGTGTTCGTGGCTCGAACAGGTCACAGGTATACTCTGAATCAATATCACCTATAACCAATTTACAAGTACCTATAGCCGATTTCGGCGTCTCACCCTTACTTCGTACCCAAGCGGCAGCAGAAGTGGAGTCCCACTTACCCTTGTCGAACCTGTAGGATTGAACACGGGTCGTCTCTTGGCCTCTAGGACGACCAATTACAGCACGGATACCTTTTGACGCGCTGATACTAATCGTTCGGAAAGAGTCAGCTTGGAAATCATCAACGGGGCGGACTCTGACACGTATCTCGTTGGGTTTGACATCGACAGACTTAGACATCACAGCAACGTCTTCTGCTGGCACAACTCGACTGTCCAAACCCATCTCAGCGATCCTTGCAGTAAACGCTTCAAGTGCGTCTGTTATCGCCTTTGATAATCCAATGCGTTCATCTCTACTTAGGTGTCCCATCTCACGAAGATCGTCCATCGCTTCGGTATACGCTCGATGTATCCGAGCTTCGGCAATCGCCGCCAGTGTGGTATTAGTCTTGGAGAACGCTGCTTCAGAAACAGTCGAAGAGGGAACAAAAAACCGACAGGAACCACAGTCACCTTCTTCTTCACCCTGCGGCTCACGGTAATTAACAGATTCCTTATGTACCTGATGTGTCTTCTCAACCAACGAGAGAACCTGACCATCAGAGAGCTTGGTGACACCCGTGGGGAAGGAAGACTTACGCATCTCGTCAGTCAGTCCTATCAGGTAGATTCGGGAGATACCTGCGCTCTTAGCCATCGCAACAGTGTGGTTAGAGTTGTCACCGGACATGATGACAACATCAGCACCTAAAAGCTCACGTGGAAAGTCAGTGGCAAAGGGGACGTAGCCGACGTTGATGCCACAGCTCTTTATCATGTAGCCGTAGGCTTTCTCATACTCATTATGGGCCTTCTTTGCCACCTGAAACGGCTCAATCTCGAAGCCTTCTGTGGACAGTTTGCCTGCGCCCATGACGGGGATGTTAAACACCTCAGCGAACTCTTGAGCCTTCTTGATGATCTCTTCACTACGTTGAGTGAGAAAAAGGACATCGGGCTCGACAGGCAAATCAGTAGGAATGTCAAACAGAATGGTCTTATTAGGGTGCTCAACAAGCATCGAAGGCTGTTGTCCGGTTGACAGGAAATGGAAGCGCAGCTCAGACATCAGAGAGCACTCTCCACAGCAAAACTGATCTTCTCCGTTTTCCGCACCGTGCCACCGACGGTCATTTGTACTTGGAGAGTCCAAGCGGCAACCTCAGCAGCCAGCCAAGCGGAGGGAAGCAGATAGGTGATAATCCCGTTCACGCCGTCACTGATGACTGCATCGTCATCGGGGTCTGCGTGCCGATTAGTTGTCGCACCGCGTTTACGTAGGAGAACCTTTACGGCCTGTCCGGTGAGATTAACAGCAGCGCCAGTATCTTTGTCTTTGATGGTAAGTGTAAGAGTGTAAACTTCTCCAGCGAAGAACGGCCCAAACGACATCAGACCTCCTCATTTTTCAGCGATAAGTCGAGCACGACAGGTGTTTGGTACACAGTCGTACTCGTGGTTGCCGTATTTAGTATAGCAGATGTTTTCGTTAAACCAATGTTAGCACTGGGAGCACTGTCAAGCTGGAGGTTACTAATGGGTGAGAACAGACTCTGGAGGTTACTAACAGGTGAGAACAGTCTAAGGGTGGCTTCGATGATAACACCCAGACGACCGCGAAGGGTGTTGCCTCCTTTGAGCCGTGATTGTCGGTCGAGGCCGCGAACTCTAAATGGACGTGCCACTAGGTTGCCCCATCTATCTTTGCCAGACCGTTTAACAGCTTGAGTTCACCTATCTTCTGGCGTAGGTCTGGGTCTTTATCGGCAGCCTGCTCTAGAATCGGCACGGCCAGCGCCCAGCGCCGCTCGTGGGTGCGAAGCTGAAGACGCAGGCTCGTTGCCTCTGCCCGCGCCGCCTGTGCCTCAACAAGCGCCTCCTGCGCCACGTCCTGATACGTTTGGGCGATATCTACTCTCGTCTTGCCTCGCTGTGACAGCCATTGCAAGAGAGTAGGGACGCTCGCAACGACCAAGCCTGCGACCCCACCTAGAACTGCTCCCTCCGGTAGTGCCATCTATCGCCACCTGAGCCAGAATACAACCAGTAGACCCATAGCAGCGACGCTGTTGATAACCTGCGCATCTTCGAGCACAAGCAGAGCGAGGAACGGAGGGCGCAGGTAACGTAGAACGACGATGAGACCCATCATTGTCAACAGCGTCTCAACGATCCCTTGTACGGGGATTGGAGTCAGCCGCCGATAGGAGAGCCAGGCTGATATTATGCTCACCCAGAGGGCCGTCATCGCCAGCGTTCCCACCATATTTAACATCCTAACACGCTTCTACAGAGAACGCGGGGTGTATCTCCGCGATCCCGTGCGTCTTGTCCCAGGCCCACGTGCCTACAATGCACACATGCTCGCCCTCTTCCGGCGCGTGGACTCGCGCTTGATCTACGGGGACTATCTCGACGTGCAGCACCGGCCCGAACTTCTCCCGGTGCTCGTCGTCCACGGTCAGGTTGAACGTCACGTCCCCGTCCGCCGATTGGTCGGCCTCAATGTCGCCGCCTTCCTTGATGCTGTGGGCGATGCCGGACACGCTGACGCACTCACCCAACACCTCTAGTCGCTGCGGCCCCCAGACGCCGCGCAGGGGGTCGTCGGGGCATGGTGAGCCGCCGCCGCCGTCCGCGAACCTGAACAGCACGAAGCCGAACATTATCAAGGTGGCAGCAGCAGAAGCGACGAGCCTTTTCATTACGCCTTCTTCGCCCTTCGCTTCGCGGCTCTGGTCGGGGCGCTCGTCTTCTCCTCCACGACGATCTCCTGGGCGTCGAGCGCGGCCTGATAGATTGAGTAGGCATCCCGATTGAGCATGAGTCCGGTCGCCGTGTTAATAGCGCCCGTTAGTTCAGCCCACTGCTCGTCTTCCAGGAGTATCGTCGTCTTTCCGTTCACCAGCTTGTCGTGTATGGGCAGCCGTTTGGCAAGCTGGGCGAAGGTGAGGTTGGGTGAGGCCAGAATCTGGGCCAGCAGCCAGCCGGGAGTCCTAGGCTCTATCTTGATAGTGCCATCCGTCTGCTCCACGCGGATCGCGACGGGCACCATCGGCAGGGTTATCTTGCGCATCCTGTCCTCCTAACGTATCCGCGTCTTGCCCGTCAGGATGTAACGGGGCACGGCAATGAGCACGAGCCCTAAGCGGCTCAAGATGGTACTGCTTTTCGGGGCAACGAACCAAATTTCTGGCTCGTTTAGGCGAATAGTCACATCCTCAGCGAAGTCTACATCCGTCATCCTGTCCTCCTACGCTACGCTCGTCTGGCTCTCCAGCCGCGCCAGTTCTGCCCGGCTCTCCGCGTCCTGCTTGGTTCGCAGGTAGCGTATCGCATCGTCCAACCAGGTTTCCTTGAACCGGCGAGCGAGGTACTGCTTGACCGTGATGTTCACCCAGCCCTCAACGCCGATGTGCTGGGCGTTGAAGGCGTCGGTTAGCGCCTGCGCGATGGCGGCGTCCGCTGCTGTGTAAGTCAAGGTAAATGATACTTGGGCCATGTGTTCCTCCTAGACTGTAGGTACGGCGTAGAACGGGATGTAGTAGTCCCCGTCCACAATCGGGTTGGTTGCTTGGTCGTCCTGAACGTTT